CTTCCTCATAGGAGACCGGCTGCTGCTGCGCCCTTGTAGAGCGAGAAGCCTGTGTTGGCCACCTTTTCGACAATGTCCACCACGCCGGGTAAGGCAGCAGTGGCACGCCGTATGTGCTGGTCCCAGCTCACATCACTGGAGACGCCGTGATGTGTGTGGGATGCAACAGCGGGATTTCCGATATCGAACCTCACCCGCCACTCAACCGCAATCAGCAGTTGCATCTCAGCGCCTGTAGGGTTGACAAAAGCCATAGGCGCCCAACCGCAGGGATACGGCGAATTGATATCCCACTGGGAGATGTTAGGGCTCGGTGGAGCGAGGTTCGGGTTCGGTGGGTTGATTGCAAGCGGCAAAAACTCACTGACATCTGCCATGCTCAACGGGTGTGAATCCATCTGTACTCCGCGCAGTGTTAACTTCCCCGCCGACAATAAACGAGGGCGGAAGTAAGACGTGACGTCGGTTTGGACTTCTTCCCAGGAGCGCTGGTCGTCCGTCAGATCCATTCTGGCTGGTATGACAGCTGCTGCCAACTGACCAGTGGCGTTAGACAGGGAGTTGGGGCCGATGATTTGAACGGAAATAGCAGCAGGGCAACAAGTGAATGTTGTCTCCGTGCGGTTTACGTTCGTTCCCCCTCCGGGAAAGGGCGAATAATGGAAGCCGGTCGATGGCGTAGTGCCAATCGCTGTGTTCGCCTCCTCCGTCACCATGACGCAATTCGACCAAGCCTCGGGAGAGGTAGAACTCCCAACAGGTCCGAGGACCGAAGGCCTCCTCTTGAAGGTGCAGATAAGACCGCACCGGGCACTCGTTTTCGTCAAAAACGTAGTGCGGACGACCGTATACGGGCCAACGGACCTAGGCAACGGGCCATGCTCTGTGGCGAATGCGTCCCATGACCTTGAGTGCAAACCCAAAGTCCGAGGCACATTCGTTGAGCCGAATGGGCGGGCGGCTGTACGCCCTGTTCCCTGGGCTAATACACGTTCGGCGCGAGACCGCGTTGCCCCCTGTTGCGCGTACCTATTACGCGCTTGCTTCTTAAGCTTGCGCACACCTTTGAGGTGATTCTTAATAACCTTCCTGTTTGGCATCCCGAGTAAAGAAACCTGACCAGAACACGCGATCGATGGACCGCAAGAAAATCGCCGTGAGTAAGACACAGTTCACCTGGAGAGATAAACCTCACGGGGTTATAAATTTTAAACATGTTTATTGTCTTTAGTTTTAGAAATTTTTATTGTTATAGATTAAAACCATCAGCAGGAGCGGTGAGAATGGCCTTGCCCATCGCACTCCCGCCGAATCGCTATGCGTAGATTTTCACCTGGGGGCTGTCCCATAAAAACTGCAGAAACAGTGTGCCGTATCACACTCGATGTTCCATTTTGTGCATGTGCCTAACGCCCCAATCAATTTCCAAAGATTCGTATTTGCAAATTGATTAGCGCGACTTACGTTAATCACACCGGCCGTGCTAGCCGAGCGATGCTCCAGGCGCAAATCCATACATGCTTGAGTAAGGCTCACCCCAAGCTCACAGACCGCACTCCGTTCGGGACCCTCACATATGCAATATACCACTTTACACTGGCTCTCCCAAACCAGCAACCGCTGCAGACGGGTAGCAGTATCGCCCTCACCGCCGCCGTCTCCCGACGACCCCAGGCTGTTCACCGGACTGGCCCCGGCTACTCAGGCATAAGGGTGGTTTTAGGTACAGTCCCGGCCAAGCACGGGCAAAATGCCTCTCTGTGCCCGCGTACCCTACCAGCCGCTTGGATCATTGCTAAGCTGGACCATCTTATCGCACACCGGCAGCACTCCGCGTTCCCCAACAAGCCCATGGAAACTTGATGGTTAGTGTACGACCCTGACACCACTGTGTCAAAAGCATCAGGTAATTTATGCGCAAAATGCGACCATGTTGGTGTAAATCTCGCCTTCCCGACTACACGGGGGGAAAAACGTGGGGCGTGCCCCACTATTCAAAATTGTGTCGGCTAATCCCGCCAAGAGGCAGGAACGCAGGTGCGTAGGTCAGCGCCGTGTACCCTGACCGTTCCAATGTGGCTCATGTCAGCCCATTCCCGATCGGAAAATTCACCTGCACAAACACGTAGCAGGCGCTTCCACACGTCACAACCCGTGCCCTCGAAACCAGGCATTGGCACAGAGGCGAGGGCTGTTTCACCCGCCTCCGGCAACTCGCCTCTTTGTGCCAGAATGTACTCTCGCACCTTCTCAGCACTAACACTGACTCCACCACGATTGTCATCATACACGGCCTGGAGGAAAGCGTGCATCGGCTCAACATGGGTAAACCCTTCGGCAAGTGTTGCCGCGTAGATCCTGATGCACGTCTTCAACTCACGTGGCGTGACATTGGTGGGCGTCCATGATTTCGTGTTAAGGGCCCGCCTCACCTCAGGAACCATGACGAGGGTACCACCCTCATACACCAACTTGTTCCCGCTGATGAGCGCCTCATAACCGACGAAACGGACGTAGTCGTCGCCTGAAACTTTCTTCCAGACAAGTTTGGACCTCCAGCCCCAACGGGTGAAGAAAGCCTCCACTGGACAAGGTTCGC